TTTTTTCTGACAACTTCTTTACGAGCTTCAATATCATCCCAGTTTACTCCTGCATCTTTGCACCATTGTGCCATAATGTGTAAAGGTATAGAACCTACAAGACGATTTTCACCAGTCATACCCACTTTAGCCTTTCTTAAATCTTCTGCTCTGTCTAGGCTAGGTGCGTTATCAAATGTACGTGCAATTTCAATTTTATCTTCTTTTTGATTGTACTGTACTTGTTCTTTTGTTTTCATTTTGCTCCGTTATGGTGTGGGAAGCTTAGCTCAAACCTCCCACAAAGTGTGGGGAGATTAAGGAGGACTCCCCACAACATTATTCTACCTCATTATGAAGTAGTACAGTCAGCAACTAAACCTGAAGCTTTCTCATTTTTAGAGATAAGCGTAAGCTCAGTCAATACTTGACGTTTAGTTGAGTCACCAGTTTTAGCTAACTCAGAGTTCTTAGTTGGTCTAAGAACACCACATGCCCACATATCGGACTGCATAATCCAAACATCTCTGCCACGATTCTCACGTGAAGGTACAAAGTCTACTGTACCCCAAGGAGTAACGTAAACATCTACTGCATTAACAACAGCGTTAGTACCACCAACAGCCGCACCAATTGTAGAGCGTTGGTTGTTCATACCAGTAAATGCTAGTGCCTTGTTCATTTGGAACGCACTAAGATATACAGTATCAGGCTTACCACCTTGCTCCCAAATAGACTGCATAACACTATCGAAGTCTGCTTGTGAGAAAACAGTAGCTGTACCATCTGTACGAGCTGTGTTACCCGGTACTGAACCAGTTGGGTTTGCACCACCTGAACCACCAATGTTTGCAACATTAGTCTTCACGTAAGCACCACAACCTGCCAATTCACGTGCGGCAGAAGCAGAACCTGCTTCGTACTTGTTGTTATCGAACAATGCCTTCTCAATGTCTAGCTTTTGCTCTTTAGCAATCTTTAACACTTGGTATGCCATCTCAGCCGCACGACCTGCTTTATCAAGTCCTTCGTCTGTGTCAGGAATAACAACAGCGTTTTTAAAGATTTGTGTGTAATTACCCAAACGAACAGTAGCAGTTCTTGCCTCTGCTGTTGTGTCATCACCTTCAATATGAGCATTGGCGGCTGATGCACGTAGCGCATCTGTCTGCCACTCATGGTAAGTGTTACTTGCTTTTACTTTTTTAAGCGATGAGTAGAAAGGAGTTTCTTCAGGAGAGATGTCATAAATAACGTTCTCTAAGTCCTCACGAATACCTTTTACGTCATAGCTATCGAAAGTATTACTTGGCTGTGCCATAATATTTCTCCATTAACTATTTAAAATTAAGCCAAGAGCATCATCAATGCTACCTGACTCCCTAAGTTTTGCCTTTTGGCGAGAACGAATTTTTGCATTTGGAGTTGCTATTTTTTTAGCACCCGGCTTTACTACAGGTGTTGCAGACTTAGTTTTAACCTTAGCCTTTGACTTGCCTGAAATAATATCCTGATACTTCATAGCATCGTGTAATACCTTTATGGCTCGATAGTCAGATATTTGCGAAATTTCCTCAGTTGTGTAACCATACTGAGATTTACCTGTATTGACTAACTGCTCCCTTAATTTACTGGCTTTTGTAGAGTCAGCGAAATCAGGAATTTCTTTTTGTAAAATTTGCATCTGCTCTTGTAGATAAGCTTGTTTAGCGTTCTGTTGGGCAACACTATTTTGCTGTGATGCCTGTTCGAGTTGTGCCATTTGCCTATCGTAGTTCGCCTTTTGCTCCTCATACTCAAGATTTTTTTGCATGTACCCGATAGGGTCTGCATCAAATTCTGCTTTCGTAGGTTTTATTGGCTCAGGTGCAAATCCTCCATTTTGGAGCTGTTGGTATAATTCAGCCATTTGCTGTCTTTCGTTATTCAAGGCTGTGTAGACTGCTTCGGCTTCTTTCTTTTGTGCCGCAACTTCCTGCATACCTTGTTGGACGTACTTCTGTCCACTATAGCCTTGCTTTAAGTCTTCTAAGGTTACCTGTGATTCTTCACCATTAACTTTAACAGTATAACGTTCAGTTTCTACAGGGTCTTCAAGACTGGCATCCTCTATTGGGTCTTCGTCATCCTCATAGTCCGAAGCTTCAATTTCTTCAGCTTCTTCTGTTACTTCTTCTTCAACTTCATCAGCAACTTCAGCCTCAGCAGATATTTCTTCTGTTTCCTGAGATTCTTCTATTACTTCTTCTGTTGTCTCTTCTACTGGCTCAATAATGCTACTTACAGCACTATCTATGTCAGTTATTGGGGTTTCAGTCTCGTTAGCCAAGGTACTGTCTCCTATTTAAGTTTGCGATTGTACATTGCTTCATCCGTTTTTACGGAGTCGAAGTAATCATCAATCTTTCTAATTGCACATATCATGTTATGTGCCTCCTCTCGCTCATCCGTTGTCGAATCAGCGTTTACAAACACAGCAATTTGCTGTTCTGTAATTTCTTTTAAGGCTAACTGAAACATATCGTCAGCCTGTAATGTTTTCATTCTAGCAGATTTTTCAACAATTGATAGTTTTGATGCCACTAGAACCTACCTCCTGTTACTGCTTGTGCAGGTGATTCTTGAGGGTATCTAGCTTCTTGTTGTGCCGCTTTTATTTGCTCAATATCAACTTTTGTACCATAGTTTCCTAATATTTCTGCCGCCTTAATAATAAGGTCTTGGTCAAGCTTATCACGCTCTCTATCATCAATTGCAATAGCTTTCTGTGCATCAATTTGAGCTTTAAGCATATCCATTTCAGCTTTTTTATCTGCTTTATATTGTTCAGCTTGTACAAGAGCCTCACCATCTGTCATTTGTGGGTTTTCTTGTGCTTTTTGTTGCTGTTGTTGTATTAACATTTGTTCAATTTCAGGTGTTATTGGATTAAAGTATCTATCAACGTTACGCACACCTTGCAAAGCTAACATATCACCTAATGTGTTACGAATGCCTGTCATTGTAACTAATCCATTGCCATTGCCATACTGACTCCATATTTGCATTTGCATTTGTAATGCTTGAGATAATGCGGCATGTCTTTCACCTTCTTGACCTGTACCCACACCAACATTTACTGACATATCCATGTTTGTGTTCCACGTGCGTGGGTCTACAGGTTGAAACTGCCCATGTAAACGCATCATAGTCTCTTCACAGCTATTTTCTACCATTAGATGTAGCAATAGCTTAAATAAACGTTTCATGCCACCCTCAGCAATATTTCGAGCCATAACTTCAATTTGTGCTGACCCCTGTTGTGCTTGGAGACGAGCCGCAGTAGCTGAGGTATTTTGTAATGCATCAGGGTCTAAACCCATAGAAGCTCTGCTTACACCTGATTTAGCTTCTACAGCATCGTCCATGTATTGCATCGCAGTTAATACCTGACCTGCGACAAAAGGAGTTGCAATATCTACCAAGGCTTGGGGGGATTTCATTCTTACAAGACCACCAATCTCATTGTTCATTAAATCGTCTACATTAACTTGTCCTTGCACATAACCTTGTCTTGGTGAATTAGTTAATGCTACGTTGTCCATCATTCCTCTTAACATAGCTGTAGAAGAGTCTTGGTCATTCATCAGCAAATCTGCAACACTACGACCAAAGAATGTATGTGGCTCAGGGTCTACTTCAAATACTGCAAATGGCACTTCTCCATATGGCTCACACTCTAAAAGTTTGTCATCACCACCTGCAAGTAGAAGTCGGTACATTATTGCTACACCTGTACCTTCTTTATCAATTTTCATGTAAGCTTCAGTTACAGAAACTTTTTTCATTGATGGGTCAGCCATATGCTCTTCTTCATCTTGCTCATAGCCTTTACGTTCAAACGCTTCTGAATCTGTATAAGTGTCATCTGAACTTAAACCTGATAAATTAGATATTTCTTCAAAATCGTAACCCATTTGTACAAGGTCACTTACACGCATTTCTGTACGATGTGCTACAATAAATGCATCCTCAACACTTTTTGCGTTTCTATCTACAATAAATTCTTCAGGTGGTACAGATTCCATTTGCAAATTACCTGTACTTTTTTCATAGCTTACTTTAAGTGAATGCATCGGAACTTCAATTTCGATACCCATTTCATTCATTTCCATTTCAACTTCTGTCGAATGCTCTAATACTGTTACATTTTCATCGTTTACAATAGCAAACATTTCTTCTTCAGTCACATTAGTGTATGAATGTATTTCTGCTTCTTTATTGTCTTCCCACCAAATTTTTATAACACCTGTTTTTTTAACTAAGGCATCATGTATAGCATCATTAAGTAATCTGTAACCGTTTAATTGCTGAAACTTCCAATGTGCATATTTAGTTGCTTGTTCAGCTCCTACTACATCTTCTTGACTTGTAGGTATGTACTCTACTGGGTTTTCTGATGATAAAAACACACGCATAAGACTAGGCTTAATAGCTCGTATCGTATCTCTAACTTTAGTTGCAACTATCTTAGAACGACCATCTTCTTGTCCAATGTCTACTTCACCTTCAAAGTAACGCTGTGACTTAATTCTATCTTCAGCTATTTCACTTTCAACAAATGATATTGCAGAGTCTAACGCATCTTTAGCAATGCTTTGTACTTCATCATCATCCATTTTTTTTAGTTCTGCCATTCTTTACCTCTGCATAAAATTAGATATACCTAACATAATGTTAGCATCTGTCTCAGTATCTTCCATTACATTCATTGTAGCATTGACTGGTGCAACAGTAATCTTACCTGCAATAAATTGTGCAATTTCTAGTATTTGTTGGTCAGTTGCTTGACCATCTTTAACTGCTTTATATAAAACTTTAAAATTGTCTCTAGCCGCTTTACCTTTAGAACCTAACATAGCATTTGCGAGTTCTTTCATAATTAAATCTTTTCTGCTATCACTAAGTGCTTTAGATTTTAAAACATTTTGTGCAATTAACTGTCCAGTACGTAAAGGAGCTATGTCACCCATAGCATCAGGTATACCCTTAATAATGCTGTCTACTCTATTTGCACCTAATGTTCTTTCAGCAGTCTGTGAGCCTTTAGCGACAGAAGCTTTAAGTTCTAATGCAATTCTAGCTGTTTCCATTTGTTTTAAGATAGCGTTTGCATCTTTTTTTGGTAACAAAGCATAAAGTTTGTTTCTTACGTTATCTGTACTCATAGTTTCAAGTAACTTTCGTACTTGATTTGTGTCTATGTCAGGAGAATTTATAGTTCTTTTTACATTTTCTAATGTTTCATTAATTCTGCTTCTAAAACCAAATCTAGCCATCGCTTGTTCTGCATTACCTGCATCTTTCATAGCTCTAGTAATAGTTCTAGCATTTACATTAGGGTTTAACATTTGTTGACCTAATTCAATAGCATTTTGTCTTTGTATTTTGTCTTGTCCTAAACGTGTTGCATTTTCATAAGCTGAATACCCTTTTTTTGGTTTATTAACACCACGTAAAGCCTGATTTAAGGCTGTGTACATTTTTGTATACAATTCAGCTTCAGGTGTTTGTACAAACCTTCCGTTTTTCATAACATCACCTGTGCCATAAGCTAACTCACCTAAAGCACGTTTTATGTAGTCTAGTTGTAGCATATTTGGGTTGTTAACCATTTTTAACAGACCATCTTCACCAATTTCAAAGCCACTTTGTCCTAAATCTTCACCATCAAAGCGTAGTCTAGCATTAGCTTTAGACATTGCTTGTTGCATTACTTTAGGGTCAATTCTATTTAATACATCTAATACAGCTTGACCATCAGGTGCGTTATAATTTATTTTTTGTCCATATGCGGCTTTATAAGCTTTTGTTCTTTTTGGTGCAGTTCTTTTTGCAATAGACTCAGCCATATCAACTGCATCTTTTTTTACTCCTGTTGTAGGGTCTATTTCTAATTTACCTAATTTTTTGTCTAATACTCTATCTACACCTTGCAATTGTTGTGAGGCTCTTTCTTTTACATTATTAACTACAATAGAAGCACCCTCACCACCATGTATAGTAATAATATCAAGCAATTTTGCCATTGCATCGTCCGCATCAGGAATTTGAGCATCTCTACCACCTAATCTTAATCTTTCCATTAACTGACCAAACGATAAAGTAGAGTCTTGCACGTATTGTTTAATTATTTCTGCTGTTTTGCCTGATTGAAGGTCAAATAATTCTTTAATTTCTTTAATAGTGTTGTTTTTTAGACCATCTTTAATGCTAACCCATGCCTTTGCACCTATATCTGTTAATGCATGTCCTGCACCTGCACCTAAAGCACCCCACAAACCGCCTGATATACCCATTTCCATAGCATTTTGCCCTCGGTTTTGCGCACCACCAGTCTCATCTGCTCCTTGTATACCTGTGCCTGACGTAAATCCTTCTGTTATTCCAAATAAACCACCTGCACTCATTCCACCACCATATTTGTACAGGTTTGGAAGACTTTGAAGCCATTTATATAATTTAGCAGTTCCTGCATATGCTCCCATAGGAATGGTGCTTGTTACACCACCTGCCATTCTTAATGCCATGTTTGTTTTTGGATATTCTTCAGCAAAAGCTTCTTGCATTCTACGGGTGTATTCCATTGCTTCTTCACCATGGATTGCACCTATTTGCTCGTCTAAATGCTCACCAGTAAACATATAGCCTGAAGAAAAAGATGTTAGACCTGCTTGTACAGGAACTCCAAGTAAATGTTTACTCTCTCCTAAAACTTCTTTATTTTCTGCTGTACGAGCTTCATCTGCCTCAGTAGCCTGAGCGAGTTTTTCTTCATCAGATAAAACAGGTTGTGCAACTTTTATTTCCTCCATTGAATTTGGATACACACGCATTAATATATCACGAACTTTTTGTGCGTTTTCAGCATCACCTGCTTTTTCGTAATTTAAAATTGCGTTAAATAAATCTTGTTGCGAAAACTCTTCCATAGTTATAGACCGCCTAAACCTTTCATTATTATGTCACGTTCTTCTTGCGTGTATGTTATTACTCTATCACCACTACTATCCCTTTCAATTTTTTCACCAGTTTCTGTATATCTGTATAGAGGTTCTAAATCAATAACTTCACGTGGCATTAATTGTGGGTTGTTGTTATGCATCTTAAAATAACCTGACTTAACTTTTTCGTTGTATTTTTCAAGACCATCTATGTACATTTGTATTCTAAATTTAGTCATGTACTTTAATGTATCTATAGTCATGTTTGGTAGACCAGTC